ATGGGAATGTCAAAATTTACTCAGGAAATTAAAAGCGAAATTGCTGATAAATATAAAAAAGGAGTGGAAGTTACTTTGTTGTGCCAAGAATACGGTATCTCCAGAAGTTATTTGTACAAGATTGTTAAGTTGAAAAGGAAGCATCGAAATCCATATCAGAAAACTGCACATACTCTCTGGGATATAGAACTCATGAAAAGAGAATTGATGACTCTTAAAACTGAAAATGAGATTTTCAGAAAAAGCGGTTGTGGTTTGAACTCTTCTAATGATGAGAAGATAGCCGCTGTTGATAAATTAAAAAATGAATATTCCATACATATCATTTGCAAGACACTGGGATTGTTAAAATCAACCTATTATCATAGAGTAAAAAGAGCACCCGAAATGGTATGAAATTCGTAACGAAATGCTTCGTCCTAAGATTCTTGCGATATTTAAGGAAAGTAAAGAACGGTTTGGAGCACAGAAAATATCAATAAAATTAAAACAGCAGGGAATGCAGGTAAGTATTGATGCTGTTTCAAAAATAATGAAAGAAATGGGATTGGTGTGCAAACAGAGTCGTATGAGAAAGTACAACACAACCAATAAATGCTCAAAATATCGTAAAAACAGATTGAAAAGAAATTTTAATCCGAATCTCCCTAATACATTTTGGGTAAGTGACATAACCCATATGTTAACCAGCGACGGTGATTGCTATATTTGTGTTATTATGGATTTGTTTTCAAGAAAAATAATTGCTTATAGTGTATCTGAACGAAATGATACGGATCTTGTCCTGACAGCATTTAACAAAGCATTTTTAGAACGAGGAAAACCAGTAAATTTAATCTTTCATTCCGATCAGGGAACGCAGTATACATCGTATAAATGCAGATATGTGTTACGTCAAAATAGCGTTCTCCAATCTTTTTCAACACCAGGAACACCATATGACAATGCTGTTATGGAGAGATTCATTGGGGTAATGAAACATGAAAGTTTATCCCACGTGTATTACAAAAATATAGATGAGTTAAGAGAAGGTGTTAAAGAATATGTGGGGAGGTAATCATTTTTAGACTTTAAAACTCACCTTGTTTTGCCCTCAAAACCTTATTCAGGTTATATTTGGGCGAAAATTTTAAAATAGGCGTTTTTAGACTCAATGATTTAAAAATGAGTGTTTTATACGGTAGTTTTTGGACTTTAAAGGTGTAGTTATGGTTTTTCTATGATAAGAGCAAGCTTGCCGATAACTTTAAAGCTATCTTCTTCTTCAGGTATAATAGTCCAGCTTTCATAATCGGGGTTAAGGCTTTTTACTCGAATTTCTCGACCGATTTTTTGTAATTGCTTGATATAACAATGATTATCATAAGAAAAAACGTAAACATTATCATCTTCAAACTCTGTTATAGCCGTATTAATAATAACTGTATCAGAGTTTTTCAGCTTGGGTTTCATCGAATCTCCGGTGATAAAAACACCAACGCAATCTTTTGTTAGCCCGTATAGCTCAAGAAATTCATTGGATAATACAATTTTAGAGTGAACAAATTCATCACCCACAAAGCAACCGGGGCCAGCAGAAACGGAGACGTCATATATTTTAATAGTTGTTGATCCTGATTTTATGGAAACATTATCTTTTTCGTATTTATTGCCTTTCCCATAAGCAAGCCAGTCAAGGCTTACCCCTGTATAGCGAGCAAGACCAATAACAACATCAAAAGGCGGAACGGACTTTCCCAAGGCGTATCTGCTTATGGTGTCTTTATCTTTATCAACCACTATCGCAGCAGCTTCGCGATTCGGAAAATCAGTATCTAATACGTTTTTTAAGCGAGTTGCTAGTTTTTCAGTTAAAGTTGCAACTTTCCCGGCATTTCCCATGTAAAAAAACTTTCAATGTTTTTCAAACACTTACAAACAAAACACGCATTTTTAAAGTTGCAACCGCATTTATTCGGTTGACAACGGCAAATTTGCGGTTTAATGTTAGTTTTATAGATTGAACTAACAACTATTTTTAATAAAAAACTGGCGGCAACCAGTCTTTTATAGAAGGCAAAAAGATGACAAAGGATATTGCAATTTATATTAAGAACCAAGTTAAAAAAAGAGGCGCATCATTGGCAGAACTTGCCAGAAATGCAGGCTTTTCCTCTTCTGAAGTACAAGGTTCTTTATATCGGCCAATCTTTTGGGGCGAACAGATTATAGCCAAGTTTTTAGATACTCATCCAATGAATCTGTGGCCTTCAAGATATGACGCACAAGGTAATCCTTTGCATCCATATGCTTCTGCAAAACACCTTACACCATTTTGTCCTTCTTGTAAAGAAAAAGAAAATGGAGGGCAGAATGATTAAACAGTATTACAGCTTACAAGAGCTTACTGAGCTTGATATTCCTAGCCTGCCGAAATCAGTTTATGGACTTCGAAAAAAAGCAGAAAGAGAAAACTGGAAACACCGCCAACGGTATAATTACGGTGGCGGCCGTGAATATGCTGTCGATTCTATGCCTGAAGATATTCAGAACTATATACTCGGCTCCCAAATGGGAAATGATAATGCTGTTATAGAGCATGAAAAAAAGCAATTAGTCCAAAATCTACCGATTAAATATGACGAGTTAAAAGCTTATCAGCGTGAAGTTATTGATGCCAGAGCTATAATTTTGGCAGAAATTGATAATATGTCAAAAGTATGTGGCGGTGTTAATAGTGCCATTGAAAAATTCAAATCTTTAGTTGAGACCGGAATGGTATCGGACACGCTTCAGGAGGCACTTGTTACGGCTAATGCTAGAAGTGGCAGAAGAGCAGTTAAAATAAGTCGTGCCACAATTTTTAACTGGCGCAAGGCTGTTAAAGAGAACGGAACCATTTTGGCTTTGGCTCAAAAAGAAATTCGTGAGGCTGATTGGCCTGTATGGGGTGATGCTTTGTTAAAGCTGTGGCAGCGCCCCTCAAAACCATCATTGGCGGGATGTTTAGAAGAATTGGCAGGAAATTTCCCAGATAAGAGTAGCTTGCCAACCTATTCCGCAGCACAACGTTTTTTAAAAAAATTACCAGCTCAAATATTCAATAAAGGCCGTTATGGGTCTCGTGAGCTTAAAAAGTTTAAGGCTTATGTATCCCGTGATACCTCAAATTTATGGCCAACCGCCGTATATACTGCCGATGGTCATACTTTTGACGCAGAGGTACAAAATCCGCTCACGGGTAAACCATTCCGTCCAGAAATCACCACTGTAATTGATGTTTATACGCGCAAAGTTGTCGGTTGGTCAGTGGACCTCAGCGAAAGAACAAACTCTGTATATATGGCATTGGCCAGATCCATCATTACTCACGGAATACCTGCAATATGGTACGTTGATAATGGTAAAGGTTTTAATAACCGCTGCTTTGATGATAATATGGTCGGTTTGTTTGCTCGCTTGGGTATCGAAAAAAAGAATTCCATTGCGTACAACTCGCAGGCTCGCGGCATTGGTGAACGTATTCACCAAACGATATGGGTACGCGCAGCTAAAGAATTAGCAACCTATATGGGTGCAGATATGGATGCTCAAGCAAAACAAAGCGCCTTTAAAAAGACACGCAAAGAAATTGCGGAGGTTGGCGCTTCAAAGATTATGATGAGCTGGCATGAATTTAAAAAGTTTTGTGAAGACCGGGTCGAATTTTATAATAATCACCCACACAGGAGCTTGCCGGAAAAGGTAGATACCTCCGTTTTTCCCCCTAAACGCCGCCATATGACACCAAGTGAGTTTTGGAATGAAAGTGTTATGAAAGGGTTTGTCGCGGATAAATTAACACCGGCAGAGATACGCGACCTTTACCGCTATTACGAAGTCAGAAGAACTAATCGAGCATTGGTTTCGCTATTCAATAATAATTATTTTTCGATTGATTTAGAACCTTATCATGGTCGAGATGTTGCAGTTGCTTATGATGTTTTAGACGCCTCGAAGGTTTGGGTTTATGAGTTAGCGGATGTTGGCGGTGAGTTGAAGCCAGGAAAATTGATTGCAGAGGCTATCTTTGAGGGTAATAGTCGAGAATATTTCCCAATCAGCCAAACTGAATATCAGAATAAAAAACGTGCTGAGGGTCGTATTAAACGCCTGCAAAGTCATATCGATGACGCTGAAGCTGAAGTTAAACAGCGTTTTATTGAAGGCAGGACAATAGACATTGAAGAATTGACCAATAAAACAGAATTTTTGCCTCAAACACTTCCTCAGATTGAAAAAACAGCTCCGGTTTTAATTACTCAAAATGGTGAGAGACCCGTGTTTAATGATGATGTCGTATGGGCAAAATGGATATTGGACAACCCCGAAAAAATGACCGCTCATGATAAACAAAATTTATCATCTATGCTCAAAAAGCCTGAAGTAATTATGCTTTTTGAGGCGGAAGACTTGAGCATTCAAGATTTGCGAATGCTCTCTAAATAAAGAGGCTCAGTTTCTGAACAAACCAAGCCTTTCAACTCTAATATAAAAAAGGAATTATAATATGAAAGATGTTTTTGTAAAGACAAAAAATGTTAAGAATTTTCTAAATGCTTTATCGGCTTTGTCGCAACGCGGATCCAGAGAAGCTTGTTTAATGGTTGTTGATGGCAAGCCGGGGCTTGGTAAAACCAGAGCCTTAAACTGGTGGGCTTGCCGCAATGATTGTCTATGTATTCGAGCAAAAAAGGAGTGGAAGCCAAATTGGTTTATGAGAGATTTAATAAATGCTATGAAGAAAACTCCTGAACATTCATTTGAAGGAATGTTCAGACAAGCGCTTACAGAATTAGGAGAACGCTCAAAGGAAGCAGCCAGGGATGGACAGGTGTTTGCTGTTGTTATTGATGAAGTTGATTATATTTCGCGCTCACAGAACTTACTTGAAACCATTCGTGACCTTTCAGACTTCTTGGAAATACCATTTATTTTAGTTGGTATGGGAGTTATCCGTCATAATCTGGCAAAGTTTCCGCAGATTGCCAGTCGTGTGGGGCAATATGTTGATTTCTCCCCGCTTGATTTAGAAGATACCAAAGAATTGGTGAATAAACTTTGCAATGTTGAAGTAGAAGACAGACTGATTGCTTTTGTCCATGCAGTAACTATGGGATATGTCCGAGAGATTAAAGAAGCTATTGCTTCAATTGACCGCTTTGCTAGTAGAAACCCTGACATTCACACCGTAACCTTTGACATGATGGATGGTGTAGTGTTGATGAATGACCGCCAAAACTCTAAGCCAATATATGTGAGGGCATAATAATGGAGAGTGGAAAAGTGATTAATAAAGTTTTTCAATCTGTAAATCGTTCTTCCATTAGCTTTGCAGAAATTGTGACATCTGTTGGGGAAAAGCGAAAAAGCATTAGCCAAGCACTTTGCCGTTTAATCCAGCTTGGTTATGTCGAACGTCTAGAGGGTGCTGTTTATAGATTGTCCGATAAGGGTGAAAGTCTAAAAACTAGTGAAAAAGAAGTTAAGTTTACAAGCGGTCCCACCTTTGGCAGCTATCGCAAACAGAATCCAAGCAGAAACTCATTGCGTTCTAAAGTATGGCGTTTAATGCGTCTGCAGCGGAAGTTTACAATAAATGAATTGATGGCATTAGGTGTTGATGGCGGCGAGAAAATGCCCCGGAATAACATCAGCATCTATGTTAATGCTCTGAAAAAAGCAGGATATCTGTACGAATTAAATAGTCGTGAAGAAGGCTATGCTCTGACATCAAACGGTTTTAAGCGTTATACCTTAATTAATGATACGGGTTATAAGGCTCCAATATTCCGTCGAGAAATTAAACAAATTTATGATCCTAATACCGGCGAGGTGATATCATGGTAAGTTTAGCATGGTCAATTTGCCGCCGTGAGGTTGATAAAGCCGGGTCGACAGCCCCCGTTGCAAAAAAAATAGGATATGCCCGCTCCAGTGTGGCGCTCTATTTAGCAGGACGATATACCGCAAATGTCGATAAAATCGAAAAAAAGATAATCGGGACATATACCAACAAAATACTTTGTCCTTATACCAATGAAATTATTGAAAAAAGAGAATGTGAAGAGGTCGAAAAACAAAGCCTCAACACTAGTAACCCTGTTTTGTTTAAACTTCAGCTGTTTTGTTTAAGCTGTCCCGTGAAACACAATAAAAAAGAAGAATTTATTAGTCAATTTAAAAAATTTGAGGAGAAAAAACATGACTAACCAGAACGGATATTTAAGCTCAAAAATTAAACAAATCGAACAAAAGGTCATTCAAATAAAGGCTGAAAATGCGCTCTATCTTGAAGAAATTGAAGGCAATAACCGCCAAACAGCTCAATGTTTATCGTCTATCAGGAAAAATAACGAGCTCTTGAATGCTTTGAGTTACAACCTGACAGTTGTTGGCGAAATGGCTCGAAATGTTGAGCAAAGTCTTATTATTTTACCAGAACCTAACAAAGGAAAAATTCTTAACAAAATAGCATAATGAAAGGAAAAAGCTATGTCTGACACAACTGATGTCGGCGGAATTGCCGTTGACAGATTAAGAAGTTTAATTGAACGAATTGAACGCCTGGAGGAGGAAAAGGCTGCTCTTGAAAGTGATGTTCGCGATATTTTTGCCGAAGCCAAAAGTGCCGGCTTTGATACCAAAACTATGAAGGCAGTTATTAAACTTCGCAAAATGAATGCTGCCGACCGTGATGAGCAGGAGTCTCTGCTCGAAACTTACCGCAAAGCTTTGGATATTTAAGGAGATAATTCATGGAAGATATAAAAAAATGTTATGAAAATTTTGATGCTCTATCTGAAGCCTTGTTTTCAACATTACTGGGAGAACTTATTGCAGGCATCATGATAAAAAAAATGACAAAAGATGATGCTCTTGAAGACTTAAATAAGTTACGGGAAATATTTCAAAATGAAATTTCTCGCGTAGATAAGGGAATTAAAGCCATTCAGCAATTTAAAATTTCAAAGGAATAAGCCATGACCGAATTTAATAAAGAAGAATGGGCTCAGGATGCAAAAGGGCGTTTAATTCCCAAAAATATGATAAAGCCGCAAGACCTGCTGCGCGACCAAACAGTGCAGATTATTGTTGAGCGTTTTAAGGAATGTCATGATGCACTGAAGGAGTGCAAGGTTAAGTCTATGGCCGATATTTCTGAGCTGGAAGATATCGTTGCTGAAAAATATCAGGCAAAGCTTGGGGGCAAGAAAGGTAACCTAACGCTTTACAGCTTCGATGGCAAATATAAGGTCGTCCGTTCCTTTGCTGACCGGATAGTGTTTAATGAGGCTGCAAAATCTGCTGAAGCCCTGTTTAAAGAATGCGTCCTTGAGTGGGGCAACGGCGCCGATCCGAAACTTGTTACTCTGGTCAATTATGCCTTTGAAACCGATAAGCAAGGTAATCTGTCGGCTTCCAAAATCTACGGTCTTTTGCGACTGAATATCCAAGACGAAAAATGGCAGCGTGCCAAGCAGGCCATTATTGACAGCATGAATGTTGCGTATTCCAAGGGCTATATTCGCGTTTATGAGCGTGTCGGTGACAGCGATATCTATAAGGCAATTACTTTAGATATTGCTGACGACCTCTAAAGTTTCGCCATTATCTAACTCCAAAATGTAAACACTAGGCGAAATTTAACCATTGTGCAACATAACCCGGGAGGCAGCCATGTAACCTTAAAAAATAATGCGAACAAGCGAAACGCGGTGTATTTATCCGCGTCCGGCAGAGATTAACCACCTGCCGCTGATGAGCTAGGTTGAAAGGGTAAACAAATGCAAAATGATAGAAACAAGCTTCTTGGCAAAATACACATTGCTAAGAAAGAGCTGGGACTTGATGATGATACTTACCGCAGTATCATTCGCCAAGTTACGGGCAAAGACAGCGCTGCTAAATGCACCGAGCGTCAGCTTGTCAAAATCTCGGAGTATTTGAAGACAAAAGGCTTTAAGCCTAAGGAAAAAAGGGGACTCCCTGCTTCTAAAGAGGAATTAAGCCCATCAATCAAAAAAATCTATGCTCTTTGGGGAGAGCTCCAGCGTTCCGGAAAGATAAAAAGCCAAGGCGAAGCGGCGTTAAATAGTTTTGTTGCCAAATATTCAACAAAAAATAACGTCAAAAGCCTCACTTCTTCCGAAGCTTGGAAAATTATTGAAATCTTAAAAAAGATGATTGAGAGAGATTAACCATGTCAAATACTGAGACAACAAGTGTTTTTATAAAAGATGTTGCAGATGCGACTTCAGTTAATTTCGCTCAAAAGTTAGTTGAGAATTTTAAAGGCCGCAGAATGTATATTCCGCGCAAAGCTCCTCACGATAAGCATTATCTTCGGAAACATTTAAGCGATGAAGAACTAAAAGCTCTGATTGATAACTTTGGCGGCGAAACATTGGATATTCCAATGAGTTTAACCAATGATGGCCCGCTTCGTAAAGCCCGAATTCTTGAACTTAGAGCTAAAAAATACAGCGTGCAGGATATTGCAAGCCAAACAAATTGCTGCTGGCGTTGGGTGCAAAAGGTTCTTCAACAAGAACGTGAACGCTGTGAGTGTGAAAAGAATCAGGGAAATTTGTTTAATTTTAATAACGAAAGGAAGTAATTGAAAAAGATTCTAAATCTCTATTGCGGAATTGGAGGCAATAGAAAATTCTGGCCTAAGGCTATCAATGGTCAGGAAGTCCAAATCACAGCAGTTGAGCTAAACCCTAAAATTGCAGCAATTTATAAAGAACTATATCCCGATGATGAAGTCATAATCGCTGATGCGCATGAGTATCTGCTTCAACATTATCAGGAGTTTGATTTTATATGGGCAAGCCCGCCTTGCCAAAGTCATTCAAGGATTAGGTATTATTTTGGATTTAGAGGTAAGCCCAAAAATGTATCCCCTTTATTTCCGGATATGAAACTATGGCAAGAAATTGTTTTTCTTAATTATTATGCAAAGTGCGACTGGGTGGTGGAAAATGTCATACCGTACTATTCGCCGATGATTGCTCCGACATTCCAGCTTCAACGGCATTTCTTCTGGTCTAACAAGGTTATTGATAAAGCAAATTTTGCACCAGATAAGATACGAGGCGGAACCATTCGCGAATATCAGAACCGGTTGGGGATTGATTTAAGCAAATATTCAGGAATCAATAAAACGCAAATTTTACATAATTGCGTTGCTCCTGAGGTCGGTAAATACATATTTGATAATTTTTTTAATTAACATTAACCGCGGCGGTCTAAAAACCGCCGCACATTTTAGGAAAACAAAATGAATGAAAAAAGAATAATAAAAGTACGTTATAATAAGTTTAAAGCCGATAAAACAGAGGCAGTTTATAGCCTGAAACTATGGTGTACTTATATAAACAGCTGGGGAGACCGCTTCTTTATCGCAACGCAACGTACAGATGGGCTTTTTGTTGGTTACACTTATGCCAATCCCCAACCTTCGATGTTTACAGAGGAAGGGAAGTTTGTCGGTTACATTGATTGTAATGGCGTGGAACATCTAATGAAAAGGAGTGAGGATTTTGATTTAGATGTCTTAGAAGCTGAATTTAAACCTTGGGAGATGTAAATTATGACTAAATACACAATTGCAGAAGAAGTTTTACGCCGCTCTGATTTGGGTGAATTAAAAAAGGCCGAAATAATTATTCAACTTATTGAAAGGATACAGGCTATAATTTTATTTGAAATTAATGGTTTTTCAGAAGCCCAAAGCGAGCAATATGGGAAAGAATACCAAGGGAGCACAAGTGATAAAATTATAGATGCTATTATCTCTAGTTTTTCAAAATTTATTAAATTATCTGAAGGAAAAAAGGATTCTAATGATGTCAAAACAAATAAATAATGAAGTTTTACAAGGGCAAATTTCCGTTTCAGAGTTAAAAAATTTTGAAAGGCAGCCTTGTGAAATCTGGACGCGCGTTATGGGCTACTTCCGGCCGCTTTCAGAATTTAATAAGGGGAAAAAGTCAGAGTTTTTTAGCCGAAAATACTTCACAGAGAATAAAGTAAGAAAAAACGGGGATTGATCCCCGTTTTTTTACATCATGGCGCAAGAGTATAATAAGTAACCCAAAAAGGCAATAATTGCCAATTTTACTAATGTCTCCAAAAACAAACCACAACGTTCCATATAATCTGCTAATTTTTCTCTAAAAGAAATGTGTTGCTTCATTGTATTTCCTTTTTTTATTTATTAGAAAGCAGAAAAAGCCGCCTTAATAGCTTGTGAAAATACGGTTTTTATGGTGCTTCCCAAAGCCTTCTTTATACGTTTTTCCTTAAAATTAATACGTTTATAAGACAGTCGTTCACACCATGATGTTCCAAATACGGCACTGCTCATTCTATAATAGATAAGGAAAAATTTCAAAGCATCCTCAATTTGTTTTGCATCAATTTCGGCTGCGGATTTATAAAACTTATAAATTTTATAATTTTCAGGCATAGCTTTTTGCTCCGACCGACATGGAAAAACCCAGCATAAAACACTGCCATCCACACCTTCAGAATATACCAGAGCAGCTCCCTTTTCAGTTTCCAGATGCGTATCATTATCAATTTTTTTACCAATAGGAAGGTTTCCAAAATACAATTGCACAATTTGTTCTGTTGGTGAAATGGCATATAAATGATTTAACGCTTTTTTATTTTTACTAACTTTATTTTCTACATCCTTAAAAAGGTCAAAAATTTCAGCTCTCTTTTGTTGCCATGCTTTTTTTCTTTCTTTCCACTGAGTATGATAAGTGTGTTGTTTTTTCTCCTCTTTTTCTAAAAGAGCATCAAGAGTAGAAAGTTTTTTCTTTCGGAACATTAGCTTTCTCCTTATTTTACCGATTTTCAGGAGCTTAATATATCAGTAAAAAATAATTCTTGCAAATTGAATCGAGATGTGGTTTTAAATACTTAAATAATTATGAAATATAAAGTTTTAGCTGAACAGTTCGCATTATATAAACAACTAAATCTTATTAACCTCGTAAGTAATTTAAACAGCTTACGAGGTTATTTTTTATGCATACATTAGCACCGCAAGAAAATGTTTTTGACCGCGCTTTTAACAATTCTTTAGGGCTGGAAGGCGGTTTTGTTAATGATCCGGACGATGCTGGCGGCGCCACAAAATATGGAGTAAGTCTCCGTACATATCGTCTTTATTTTCCCGAGGCTGACATTTCAACCATCCAGTCGCTGACTGTTGATGATGCCAAAGCTTTTTATAAAAAGTATTTCTGGCAGGCAAACAGATACGACCGAATTAAAAATTCCGACATTGCAATCAAAGTTTTTGACGCTTGTATAAACACAGGCCCGCATCAGGCGCATCTGTGTTTGCAGCGTGCTCTTAATTGTGTGGGATTTAAGCTTGCTGTTGATGGGGCGCTCGGCCCGGCGACTTTGGAAGCACTCAATAGAACAGAAAGCCCCGAATGGAACTTTGCCATTCTTTGTGCATATCGTTCGGAGCTTGCGGGTTACTACCGTTTGTTGGTTGAACGTAAGCCTGAAAATAAAAAGTTTTTGGATGGCTGGATAGTGAGGGCTTATAAATAATGGTTGATATCATAGACACTGCAACTGATGACATCATTCTTGCGCAAGAAGCCTGCCTTCGCGGCATTAGGCGCAAAGCGGCAGCACCAGCTTCAATTAAACCTGTATCCAGCCAAAAATGTATCATCTGCGGGACTTCTATACCCGTAGAACGTCAGCAAGCTATCCCTGGCTGCTGTCTTTGTGTTGACTGCCAAGAAGAGAAGGAGAAACGCTCAAATGCCATCTAATTATGACAAAGAACTTTATCAAAACGTCGGCAAAATCATGGGGATTGTCGAGGGTATGGACAAACGCCTAAACCGCATTGAGAAAAAGCAAGATGAGCTAATTAAGAAAACAACCCGCAATTCTGTTGTCTGTGCTGGTGTCTTTTCTGTAGCGACAAACTTAGTCATTAATCAGGTTAAGGCTCATTTAGGCATTCCGCTAGGTTAGGAGAGTAGCAATGGCCTACGATATCAGACGCCGCAACGAAGTTAAGAAATATTTTGTGCATAAACAAATGCCAATGACGCAGGCTGCAAAACTTGCAGGTGTTCCGGTTAATACGGCGCGCCGCTGGAAAGATTTAGCATATGAAGCCGGTGACGACTGGGAAAAGCTGCGTGCCGCGTTTGCTTTAAGCTCCGGCAGCCGTGATGATTTAATGAAAACAATCATCAACGATTATGTAATTTGCCATCAGGCTATTATGGAAAGTCTAAAATCTCCCGACAATGATATGACGGCTAAAGAAAAAGTTGAGGCTTTGACATCTTTGGCTGACGGCTTTTCAAAAACGATGAAATCAGCCGGGCAAGCAAGTCCGGAGCTTTCCAAATTGGCCGTTGCTAATGATATTATCCAGTTATTGGGAGAATTTGTTCAAAAACATTATCCGCAGCATATTCCGGCATTTCTTGAAATATTAGAGCCGTTTGGGGAAGAGGTCAGCAAAAACTATGGCAAGTAGATTTTCAAAATCAGACTTTCAAAAGTCAATCAAAGAGTATGCCGAGCAGTTTCGCGCCCAGATTGAAACGGCTAATTCCGGCTTTGACCCTTCGCCGGCAGCCGGAAGTTCCCGCCGCAAACGGGCTTTTGATGATTTTGAATATTTCGCCCGAGAGTATTTTCCGCACTATATCCGCCAAAAGGAAGACGAGAAGACCGGTTTAATGCGAGATGTTGAGCCGGCTCTTTTGCATCGTTGGTGTTATGATAACCTGCCGCGTATGGTAAAGCTAAAAACAGGAGTGTCAGTTGCCATAGCGGCACCCCGTGGTGAAGCCAAATCAACTTATTTGATGATTTTTCTGTTATATTGTGTCTGTTACAATCTCAAACACTATATCTTGTTTATTCAGGATGTTTACGAACAAGCAGCCATTATGCTTGAGAGTATTAAGGCAGAACTGGAATATAACCAACGCCTGAAGGCAGACTTCCCTGAGGTCTTTGGCAAAAGCGGCGTTTGGAAAGAAGGCGTTATCGTCACTCGTAACAATGTCAAAATCCATGCCCGCGGCGCAGGCAGCAAAATCCGCGGCTTAAAGCATGGCGCTTATCGCCCTGATATGGTTATTTTGGACGATATGGAAAACGATGAAATGGTAAAGAACCCGACCAACCGTGATAACCTCGAAAAGTGGTTGAATGCAGCAGTTGACAATGTGGGGGAAGCGGGCGCAAAAATAGATATTTTCTACATCGGAACAATTTTACACTATGATTCAGTCTTAAACCGTACCCTTAATAATGCCATGTGGCAGCATGTTATCTTCAGCGCAATTGTCTCTTGGCCTGATAATCTTGACTTATGGGACAATTTTGAAGAGATATTATCGACAGAGGGCGAGGCAAAAGCTGACGAATACTATTTTGCCAACAAAGCGGCCATGGATAAAGGGGCATCTGTGTCTTGGCCAGACAAGCGCAATTTGCTTTATTTAATGAAAAAACGGGTAAAAAATAAGGCCTCATTCGATTCGGAATATCAAAATGACCCTCTAAGCGGTGAAAACGCCACTTTTACCAAATTTACTTTTTGGAATGTCTTGGCTGAGCCCGTTGTTTATTTTGGTGCGGTTGACCCGTCTCTTGGTAAAAAAGGGCGTTCACGCGACCCCTCGGCAATTCTCATTGGCGGTTATTGCCGTTCAAGCGGCAACCTTTGGGTTGCTGAGGCAGCCATCAAAAAACGTCTACCCGATAAAATAATTAGCGACATGATATATTATCAGCAGCAATATAAATGCGTAATGTGGTTTGTGGAAACTGTCCAGTTTCAGGAGTTTTTAAGGACAGAGGCCATTAAACGCGGCAAAAAGGCCGGTGTTGTTCTGAATTGTATCGGCGTGCCGCAGAATGTAGATAAAGATTTGCGCATCGAAAGCCTTCAACCGCATGTCGAAGATGGTTCAATCCGGATCCATTCAGGATTAACCGCACTTATACAGCAAATGCGCCACTGGCCAAAGACAGACCATGATGACGGCGTGGACTGCCTTCACATACTGTATTCAAATTGTATCAAATTTGCTGCAGCAGGCGTGCGAAATTTCAAAACATTAAAAGATTATAGGCAATCATCAGCGCTTACAACCAGTTTGGGCGTGCGAAAAATTGGCCGTTTGAACGTTTATCGA